TCTCCTTGTTTTCCTTTATTCGCTTCTCTGCTATTTTGAAGTATTTTTCGTCGAATTCAATTCCTATGAAATTACGATTTAAGTTTACGCAAGCAACGCCGGTGGTTCCACTCCCCATTGTAAAATCCAACACAGTTCCTCCTTCGTTTGTGTAAGTTTTTATTAAATATTCCATTAGGGCTACTGGTTTTTGTGTGGGATGTTTACCTCTGTCCCCAGAAGCTCTATTATTAAAAAATTGAACAGTTGATGGGTAGCGTAAATTTTTGTCATAGGATTTCCCAGCGTTATTTCTACATACGTTCCCATATACAGCGCCGCCTTGTTTACTGTTAGTAAAATAAGGCGTTTCAAGGCGTTTCGCCCCCGAGCCTTTTCTTGGTTGTTTAATAGGGTTGTACTGAACCTTCCCTTTTCCAAAAACAAGTACATTTTCATGTTCTTTCATCGGTTGGTACTTTAAACAGGCAAAATTAGACCCGACTGCTTTTTCCCATATCCACTCGTATTTAAACATCGTAATATTACTATTGACTAAAACGCTTGTGAACGGTTGGCTTGCTGTCATTACGATTGCTCTGTTAGGCTTAATAACTCGCTTTATCTGATCCCACATAGGCTCAAACGGTATCACGCTATCCCATTTGCAAGCAGTAGTGCCATATGGAGGGTCGGCAATAATTGCATCAACACTACTATCTGGCAAATCTTCCATTCTCTCTAAACAATCACCTTGTATAAGTTCAATCTTTGACACCTTTTACCTCCTGCCCCATACCTTGTTTTTAAATTTTGGTAAATCTTGCCGTTTCACTAGCAAATCCGCGCAACCCCACGGCCCGCCAAACGGCCCACCATCCGAAGCCCACTGGCAATGCAACACGCCGTTCGTATACTCCTCCGCAGTTCCTATAGACACAAACGAAACACTGGTTCGGTCATATTTCATTTCAAATTCAAACATGAGAAAGGCCAAAGTAGAGAGAATCTGAATAAAATCAGCATCATTCGGTGTAAATAGTCTTGGTAAACCTATAATGCAAACCTGAGATGGCCCACTCGTTACATCATTAGAAATTTTGGCAATACGTCCACTTGGAACTGTATGTCGGAAAGAGTCTAAGTCCGGGAGAATATCTTTATCAACATAAAAATGGCCAAGGGGTTTCCAATTCATTCCTATTTTTTCTTTTACACTATACGATATCATTATTTTTTCTCCGTGGTCTCAGTTTTTGCGATGTCGCCTTTGTCTTTACAGTACGATTTTTTTATTGGAACTGTATAGAACCTACCCAAAAGCCTCGAGTCGCAATTTTCGATCAGTCTAACCATAGCCCAATTGGCCGAAATATGCTCATCGAGCGTACCCTTTGAGCGATCCCAATTTGTACGAAGGTCAATAAACATTCGCTCAAACGCCGTCATAGCGTCATACTCCCGCCAGTCTACACCATCCGCGCCCCCCTCCCAATAATGAGCCCGAAGCTCAAACAATGACAGATACACTGCATAACCGAGTAGTTCGATGGCCCCCTCATCGCTCAGACTATGGTTATAGTCAATGAAACCCCACAACTCATTTAAATCCATACCCTTTAAACCCTCAAATCGGATGCTCCCTCTGCCCCTAAATGAGTCCCAAATTCCGCTAATATCCATATCGTAAACACGAGCACTGTATCCCTCCATATCGTGCTCCCGCATTACATAGTTCACTACATAATCAATTAGTTCAGCATCTGATTTAATCATTATTTTACCTCCTTGTTTTTACTTTTTGCCATGTCGCCCTTGATCTCAACGGTTAAACGCCCACCCGGCCTTGCATTTTTCACTAAAATTGTACCAGACTCAATGGCTTGATCAATTGCGGCTTTGCCCTCCGACACGTTGTGGCCGTATTGCGATAAGAAATCACACACAAAATCCACTGAGCGAACACCTGTACACCATTTAAACGGTAACACGGCCAGCCCATTAAGTAATTGTATCGCCACTAAGTCAAGGCCAATGTATAAAAACACTGCCCTGCTTGTGTGGACTTCCAACGCATCGGGTACTATTTTAGCCCTGGACGATCCAGGGCTTTTTAGTTTAGGTATTCGTATTGTCATTTGTTTGCTAGGCATTATTTTTTTGCGTAACGATGGTATATTAATTCCTTTTTATAATATGTCGCGACAATTCAGCCATGAGGTCAATGTCTTTTTGGAGTTCCTCTCCCGCAAAATCAAAACCTAGGGGGTTATTTTTTACCGCTTCCGTAACCACATCCCGATCAGCCCGCAATTCATCACTAGCATACTCCAATGCAAGCCCACACCGCTTTACCGCTTCCAGCACCACATCCCGATCAGCCCGCAATTCATCACTAGCATATTTCAACGCCCATCCGTCCCGCTTTACCGCTTCCAGCACCACATCCCGATCGGCCCGCAATTCATCACTAGCATATTTCAACGCTTCCCAGTCGAACGAATTCCATCCATGGGCTCCAGCTTTAAATTTGCATTTGAAATTCAACATTTTCTTTTACTCCATTTAATTAATTTAAATAATAACCGGCTGCTACCATGGCTTCACCGATTGAATCAAAATCACCGTCACTATAAATTAAGCCAGACTCATTAAACACTTTCAGCCACACCCGGCCGTTGATTTTAGATATTGTAATCATTTTTTAGTCCTCCAAATTTAATTTAAGATATGCTAAAGCAGTATAGGCTGCCTTTTTCGTAGTCTGACGCTTGGGGTTCCTCTAGCGTTCGGGGTTCGTCACAGTATTCGCCGTAAAGATAGTCATAAAAAATAGAGTCGATTTGATCAACGATAATAGATTGTTCGTCCTCGGTTGTGGTGTCCCCCGCAAGGTCAACCTTGTAATAGTACACCATTTCATCAAAATCAACTCTAACGAGCTTTCCATGTTGTCCCCTCCGCGCTTCAGAATCGAAGGCCTCCCAATTAATGTAGCTGGTGTCATTCCCCACTCGGTGCCAAGTCCTGTCGTATTTTCTGTAAAAATTTAACATTTTTTAGTCCTCCAATTAAATGTATTAGCCCCGCAAACACTCAAACATATCCCTCAAATAATCGTCCAAACCTAACGCATCCCTGGAGTATGAACGTTCAACATAATCACCGCCCCAATAGCCTTGGACTTTTCGGTTTCTCGTATCAATATAGATATTAGGCCCGCCAAAAGCCACGCATACTCGGGAGCCTAAATAATCACACTCCCTCGAAACAGTGTACTCAATGTCCAACGCCTCGTCCAAATAATGGCCGGCACATGAACAGCCCCACTCTTCAACAGCACGCCCGTCCATCTCGTATTCACCGCTTTCAATCTCTTTAACTATACGGTTGCACGTGCTAATTAACTCTGTCTTAGTATCCATTTTGTTTTTTCTCCTTTTTTATGGGTTGTAGCTAGCAAGGAGATCAATTGCTTCGGTTTCAGCCGATCCATACCCATAGAAACCACCCAAACAATCGACAAGTTCCCAACTGTCACAACAACCGCATTGCTCCTCGATCAAAATCGAATGCACGTCACCACACAAATACCGATTATAAATATCAACTTCCGAATCAATGCGGTGCAATGCCTTCTCCTTGGAATCATCATTATAGACCCCGTACTCACTTATAATACGCTCTTTTGAAACAACAGCATATCCCACCATGCCACTGTCCCATGGGCAACTAAATGGTGTAGTTGATAAAGTAAGCCCTGAGTGGTCAAGCATATACAACGGAACAATAACATCATCGCTATCGAACTCATTAATGGCCAGGTCATTCCATGAATCATAATTATTATGATCAATCGAATGCCTATCACCTAAACTATAACGGTTGTGGAAACAATAAAAAACAGATAGATTGTCCCAATCCCTTGGACTTTCTGGGAAATCATCCGCCTCAATACGGTATCTATATTTAATTGCGCTTTTTGTTTGTGTAGTCATTTTTTCTCCTTTTTTCATTAAACACATCAATAAAACACCAATAAAACTACAACAAAACCAATGGTAACAACCGCAACCAGTCACGTCAAATCGAAATTCCTTGATGTATCGATTTACGCCTAGCGTCGTAATACAGAAAAAAATGCTGTATTTTTGGCTGTTTTGTGTATTACAATATCACACCTAGCGTTATAATACGGTATTACAAAGGCACGCCTAGTGTTGTAATACTGTATTACAGCGTTATACCTAGTAAAATACAGTGCGAAAATGATAAAAATACATCACTTTTTTTTGTATAGATAGCTTCACACCTACAACAGTAATACATTAATTTTTAAATATTTTTTACTTTTAGTAAAAATCGTTGTAAAACACACTAAAATAAAAATAAAAATAAATTTCCAAAAAACTACAGTAACGTATATAGTAGTAAAATATATATTTATATGTAATAACAAATATATATTTAAAACTTTTTTGTTCCGTGGGCGCGTGCGTGCGTGTGTGCGCGCGTGAGTATAACACACCTGGATTATTTGCGCAAGGGAGTTTTATTGATTAAATATCGAAAACACTTGGTGGCTTTGGTGGCTTTGGCTTTTTGTACCGCTCTGCCCGATCTGGCAGGGTTTCGGACTGTTGCTGTTTACGTTTGCGTTTACACACTGGGATCGGTTGGCCGATGACGCAACAGCTAGTGACGTGGCTGATACGGTGCTTGTATGCTTCCAGTGCCTTAATCATTGCTTGGGCTGCGGTTCGAGCGGGCTTCCAGACTTGGAAGCTGTCGCGGTTCTTGTAGCTTATGCGTATTAGATAGCGGTATTCAGCCATATAATCAACATTATATACTATTAACGTATGTTTTGTTATGTTAGGTGTCTAAATGCGTAAAATGATGCCAAATTATCGCTGTGGGGGCTATTTAAGCGGTTTAGAGTGGTTGAAAGGGGTCTACCCCCTGTGCCTCGGCGGCTTCTAGTCATAGAGAAGCACAAGAAACACTGGAAATACTGGTATTACTTGTCGTTACAGGCTTTTTTACAAAACTTTACATAATAAATGTTATGCGACATAGGTCAATAATTGCCTTAGTTTACAACGAAAACAATATAATACTAAGCTATAATTACCCCCAGGGGGGTCATAATTTTGAGGGGGTGCCCGCCGAGCGCGTTTTTCCCTAAGCGTTATCTAAACCGCCTCTGAATTTTTTGAGCTTTACGAAAAAAGGTAAAGTTTAAAACACATCAGGAAGAGTTTAACGTACTTTGGTTCTTGTTATATTTTTTAAAACAGTCCCATCGCTCACCCCAAGAGAAAGCAGAAAGAGCGTTGACAGGTTTTGAAAGTGCATGGTATAGTGGGTTTGGTTATGGTAGTGGTAGAGACAAAATCATTTTGCTTTCATTTTCTCTCTCACAAACTAAAACGATCAAACTGCGACACTTACTGCTGCCATAGCTAGAACATGAAAGAGAGTAGTAAAAAGATAAATAAGGACGTTATGGCTCGTGTAAAAAAGAAATTTAAGGAGGCGGATAAGAGCAATCCGCCGGTGGAATTGGTTGCGGATAGGAGTATGCCGGTACAAATACCGGAGCATTATGCGTATACGATGGCTCAGGTTGCTTTTTTAGAGGAGTATAAGAAGACGTTGGACCCGGACAAGGCGGCGAAAGCGGCTGGGGTTGATAAGCGAGTGGCGGCGACGTGGCTCAAAAAACCGCATATTGAGGAGGTTGTGGTTAGTATTCATAAGACGTATGTGAAAGCGGTGATGTTGGATGCAAAAATTGCGGCGGGGCAGTTTGAGGAGGTATTGCAGTCGTTGAAGGAGCGGTTTGAGGAGGGGGATTCGAGGGTATCGGGGGCGTTGGCGAGTATGGTAAGTAATAAGATGAAGTTTACTGGACACGGTGGTGTGGAAGATGCGGGAGGTAAAACGCAGATAAATATTAATATTGATTTAGGTTCGGTTGGTAAAGAGCAAGGAGAAGTTATAGATGTCTAAGATTCAAGTTATTTGTATTGGTTGTGCGAAAGCGAATGGCGGCGTGTTGGATAAGGGGTTTGTTAGTCCGAATGTGGTTTTGAGGGAGTGTGATGTTTGTGGCGAGCCGAAGCCCGTGTCGTCTATTTTGGCGTGGGAGAACTTAAACCCGCATGATAAGGAGGCGTATCGGGCGAAGGTTGCAACGCCCAAGCGCACACGGGCTAAAAAGGCACAACAAGAAGGCCCAGACGATATTGGATGAAGTTTGAATTAAACTATAAGGCTTCGCCAACGCTCTCGAAGTTTCATAACTCGGACGCTTTTTTCCGAGGGGTGAAAGGGCCGATTGGCTCGGGGAAGTCCGTGGGGATGTGTTTTGAGTTGTTTACTAACATGAGCTTTCAAAAACCGTCTACGAATGGGAAGCGGCAAACTCGGCATTTGATTGTGCGAAACACCGCACCGGAGCTTGAAACGACGACGTTAAAGACTTGGCTGGATTGGTTCCCTGAACACATATT